GTAAAAGTTGAACCACGTGACGGGTTTTTTACTGACCCAAATAATGCCGTAAGTTGGACGGAAAAATTAGATAAATCACAACCCGAAAAAAACGAATTTGTTTATGATGCATTAAAACGTAATTTGTGTTTTACTTATGAAGACGACGGACAAGACGCGTTTGTTGAAGAACGAAACAGACGTAAGGGACAAAAATGTGCATTGGGTTCACACCCGTTGAATTTAGGCGATTTATATGTTAATGAAGAACAAAAAATTGGAACAAACTTTTATTCGCCAACATACATGTTTTATGATAAAACCATTTCTAATTTTCAAAATGATTACCGCCAACCATTTATTCCGGTTATACATAGTGAATACACGGCAATTTGGAATGCAACCAATAATAACAATTTACCCCCTAAAATAGAAGAATTTGCACCACGTATTTTGATATGGTATGGAAACCAACCATTAAACCAAAACAATCCAAATTCGTTCACATGGCGTTGGGGTGAAGACGGCGACCAAACAAGTGTTGAACATAGAATTCGTTATCCATTTGCCGGAACGTATTCAGATCAAGACATGACATTGGCCGGTGATTGCGAGGTGGGAACGTTTGTATATCCACGACCAACAATGTATTATGAAGAAAACACACAAGAAAATGCAACCAATAATCCACCGCCATATAATGTTGGAAATGGTTTATATGAAATGTTTTGGGAACGCATGATTTTAGGCCTAATTGATAGGCCAAAAATAAAAAAGGCGTTTTTTAAATTAACACCGTTAGATATTGCAAATCTTAATTTTAGACGTTTAATACATATAAGGGGTGAACAATCCGACACGTATTATATTTTAAATAAAATAGTTGATTACAAACCCGGTTTAAATGTATTGACGCAAGTTGAATTATTTGAGTTTCATAATTATAAACCGTTGAAAAGTAATTTTTTTACGTTGGATAAAGGTTTTGGCGAACCAAACAATCCGTCGTCTGACGATTTTATTCCGGTGTTGGTTAGTGGTGGAAAGGTAAAAACACCAAATCTTGACAATCAATTAGGGATTTATGATATACAAAAAAAACCGTTTGTTGATAAAGGTGTTTCCGCATATGGTAGTGCAACCAAAAGTTGGTTTGAAGAAAATGTTAATTATCAACCCAAAACATATTTTTGCAATGGTGTTAATATGCCAACTACAAACGGACAAATTAAAAGTTATAATGTTGGCGGTCAAACGGTTCAAAACAATGGCAATACAAGTTTGGGAAAAAACATACAATCCAATAACACTAACTCAATAATAATTGGCGACGGCAATGTTCCAAACAGTAATCACAAAATCCAATTTGGGGTTGGCGGTCAAACGGCGTTGGCAATATCAAGCACCGGTGAAATTTTGGAAGGTGGTGGCGGTGTTATATATTATGAAGATGCAACAACCGGAAAAGTCGAACACGTTATTACCGGTGTTCCAAATTATAGTGTGACAACAAAACAATTAACATACACGTATGCAAAATGTCTTATGTGTGAAGAATATAAATAAAAATTATGGCAACATTAGACACGATTTTAAACATACAAGTTCAAGGAACGTCAAAAATGACGGAATTGAAAAACGCAATTGATAACACGTCGGAACAATTAAAGCAATTCAAAAAAGAAGGGCAACAAACCGGCGAATCATTGAAACAATACAATGCAAAGGTTGTGACCGCCGAAACTAAATTAAAAGCGTTACGCGGTGAATTAAACAAATCAAAATCCGATTTAATAAAAAACGCAAAAGCGGTTGGCGACACAACAAAATCATATGATTCATTAGTTAAGCAAAACGCAAATTTGTCCGCACAATTAAGAAAATTGCCCGACCCATTAGGGAAAAACAATGCAGAATTTAAAAAATTAGCGGGACAAATAAAAAATAACACCGACCAATTAAAACAAATGGATTCGGCAATGGGTCGAAGTCAAAGAAATGTTGGAAATTACAAAGACGCAATTATGGGTGTTGGAACGGCGGTTGCAAGTGCAATTGTTGTTTTTAAAACATTCCAACGTTCAATTCAACAATTCACCGATTTTCAATTTCAAATTAAACAAGTGGGTGTTATTAGTGGCGCAACGGCGGAAGATTTGGACATGTTATCCGAAAGTGCAAAAGAGTTAGGACGAACAACAAGTTTCACGGCGGGTGAGGTTGCAAGTTTTCAAGTTGAATTGGCAAAATTGGGTTTTGATCCAACAGAAATTGAAAACATGACGGCGTCCGCGTTAGATTTGGCATTTGTGTTTGACACGGATTTGGCGTCGGCGGGTGAACAAATCGGAATTATATTAAAATCATTTAATTTAGACGCGTCCGAAACAACACGTGTGACCGACGTATTGGCAACGGCATTTTCAAATTCCGCGTTAGACATGGAAAAATTTGCAACGGCATTTCCAAAAGTTGGTGCGGTTGCAAGTCAAGTTGGATTTGATTTGGAAGACGTGACGTCATTAATGGGTGTTTTAGCGGACAAAGGATTGGACGCGTCAACAATGGGAACGTCATTACGAAACATATTTTTGAAAATGGCGGATTCGGGTTCGGATTTATCAAAAGCATTAGGCGGTTCGGTTACAAGTGTTGACCAATTGATTCCGGCATTACAACAATTAGTTGCCGACGGAATTGACGTGACCGAAATGTTAGGATTAACCGACAAAAGAAGTTTTACCGCGTTTGCGTCTATTTTAACGGGTTCGGAAAATGTTGAAATTCTTAATGAAAAATTAAGGGATAGTGAAGGGACATTGGGAAGTTTTGCCGACGAAATGCGTGATTCATTAAAAGGTTCAATTGACGCAACCACATCATCATTGTCGGGATTTGTTATTGAAATGGTTGAAACATTAGAACCGGCAATTCGATTGGTTATTGACGGCGTTGGATTGTTTGCCGGTATGTTAACGAAAGTGGTTGAAAATATCCAATTGGTTATTGTTCCATTGGCGACATATGGCGCGTCATTATTAGTAACGGCAACAAATCAAAAATTGTTAAACGGTTCATTGTTAACGTCAATCAAAAGAATTCCAATTTTTTCCGGTGTCACTAAAATTGCGCGAACGGTAATGATTGCGTTTAATACTGCAATCAAATCGAATCCAATTGGTTTGTTGGTTTCGGGTTTAGCGTTAGGAATTACGGCATTAACAACGTTTGCCGGTTCAACAAAAGAAACAAAAGAAGAATCCGAAGAATTAAATGAAGTTATTGAAGAACAAATTGTTGAAGAAGACAAATTGACCAAAATTAGAAAACAAGCGTCCGAACAACAAAAAACAGAAATTGCAACATTAAAAACATTAGTTCAAGAAATAAAACAACAAAACCGTTCAGTTAAAGAACGTGAAGACGCATTGAATCGTTTTAATAAAATTGCGGGAACGAACATATCAAATTTACAAGACGAAAAAAAGATTATTAAAGAAGTAGAAAAAGCGTATTCGGGTGCGGTTGACGAAATAAAACGAAAAATAATTTTACAATCAACCGAAGACCAAGTTAGAGAATTATTGATTCGTCAAATGGACGTTAAAAAACGAATGTTAAAATTAGACGAAAAATTAACGGAACAACAATCAGTTTTAGCAAATGAAACGGAAACATTAAACACAATCAATGAAGAACGTGTGAGTAACAACGCAAGGACAACCGATCAATTATTGGAAGACGGCGAAAATTTAATTGATTCATCAAATCGTCAATTAAGTAATGAAAAGAAAAACAACCAAATCCATAGACAAATAAACACCGAATTTTTAAAAGAAAACCAAATGCGTTCGGAAACAACAAACAATCAAGTTTCCGCCAACATTAAACATTTCCAACAAATAGAACAAAAACGTAGAAATGAATTAAAACACACCAACAATGAAACGGAAATTTTAAACACAACAATTGAAGATTTAAGTTTGACACAAAACGCGCAATCCGAAAACGCATTAAATCAAGTTAGAACAGTAGGTGACGCAAAAGAAGAAGTTGTTAAAACGGAAACCAAAATTAACGCATTAAATGAAGAAAATGCGGGAATAATGGAAATCATAAATGGATTATATTCCGACCAAGAAAAATTGTTGGCGGGTTTAACTATTAACACGAATTCATTTAGTGGTGCAACGGGGTCGGCACGAACGGAATTGCAAAAATTACAAGACCAAGTGAAAGCCGAAGAAAACGTTTTAAATGATTTAATTGTTCAACGTGAACGTGAAATTCAACAATTTAAAAATTCGGAAGAATTTAAAACAATGACGGTAAAAGAACGCGCCGAAAGGATTGCAACAATTGAAAAAAATTCGTCGGACGCAATTGTTAAAGCAACCAACAATGTTATTCGTGCAAAAGCAAATTTGGAAGGTGTTGAGGTTTCATTGAAAAACACATATGAAGACATTAACGTTCAATTAGGATTAAACACAAAAGCACAAGAAGAATCAATTAAACAAGACGAAAAACAATTAGATTTATTAACCGATTTAGAAAATGCGGGTGCAAAAGTAACACGGGAACGAATACAACAAACATTAAAAATTGCAAAGGCACAATTAAAATTAGCATTGGACACCGCCGACCAATATGATTTTATGGGTGAAGAATTTGTTAATTATATTAATGGTTTAAAAAGTGACATTGAAGGATATCAACAACAATTAAATCAATTGAGTGACGACGGCGGAACGGGTGGATTTTTACAAAAAACTTTGTTTGGTAGTAAAGAGGACGGAACGTCATTCACGGGTGAAGATTTGGTTAATACTATTGGCGCAACATTGGATTCGGTTTTGGGTGTTATGGATCAATTCAACGCATTACAAAATGAACGTTTAAATTCATCATTAGCAACATTAAAAGAACAAGAAGAAGAAGAAATTGAATTGTTAGAAAATTCCGCCGAATTTCAATTAATGACCGAAGAACAAAAGACACAAGCGATTGAAGACATTGAGGAAAAATTTGGTGACGACATGTTGGCGTTAAAAATTGAACAATGGGAAAAAGACAAAGAATTTGCAAGAACACAAGCAATCATCGGTGGTGCAATGGCAATAATGAACATATTGAGTGGAACGGCAACAAAAAATGTTATTGCGGACGCAATTATTAAAGGAATTATGATTGCGGGTGTTATAGGAACAACGGCGTTGCAATTACAAACAATAAACGCACAAAAACCACCAACGGCGGAATTGGGTGGCGTTATGGACGACGATTTTTTTGCACAAGGCGGTATGGTTCAAGGTAAATCACATGCACAAGGTGGTGAAAAATTTTCAGTTGGCGGACGTGTTGTTGAATTAGAGGGTGGCGAATCGGTTATTAATAAACGTTCAACGTCAATGTTTAAGCCGGTATTATCACGAATTAATGAAATGGGTGGTGGTCGTAAATTTGCCGACGGCGGAATGGTGTTTGACGTTGATTCAATGGGTGTCGAATCATTAATGACCGAACAAATTTTGGACGGCATAAATAACCAAGAAGTTATTTTGGTTGAAGCCGATGTTACACAAACACAAAAAACGGTGAAAAACATAGAAACACGAATTACGTTTTAATTTGTATATTTAATTAATTTATGTTTACAGTAGATAAAAAAACCAAACAAAAAAGATTGAAAATATGTCGTGATTGCGAACATAGATCAAACAAATTTTTATGGTTGTTTAATCGTGATTCGTGTTCACTTTGTAAATGTTTATTAAGCGCAAAAACAAGTGTAACAAAAGAATTTGACGGGAAATGTCCAATTGGAAAATGGTGAAATAAACATTGACATGTTAAAAAAAAACTTTATTAAATGACATTACCAATTTATAAAAAAACGATTTTTGATAAAATGGAAAACAAACACATTGAAATTGCGGATAAAATAAATTTCAAAGACAAAGAAGAAATTAAACGATTAATGAAATTATTTAATCGTCACCGTGACGCACGTGGGAATTGGGTAATCAACGAAAAACACGGACGCGAATTATTAGTTTATTTTAAAAAATATGTTGACAGTAGTGCAACAACGCGTTTGTTTGGTTGTGGTGGTTGTGCCAAAAAAATGGTTGCATATATGAATAAAATAAATAATGTATGGCAAAACCCAATAAAATAACATTTGTGATTGATTTTATTGAAATTGTTTGGAATGAAGTTCAAACAAGGTTTGGCGAATATGCAACACCAAAAGACGTTGTTTATCATTTAGCGGAACGCGGATTGTGTGAACCCACAAGAATCCGGAATTATTTAATTATTTACGATTTTGATAAATTGTTGCGGGAAAACGAAGGTCATGTGACGCACACATTTATGGATTTATCAATTAAATATAATTTGAGTGACCGACAAATTCAAGGAATCGTTTATAAATACCGTCCAAAATTTACAAAAAACGAAACGATATTGGGTGAATACAAAATTAAGGTTAAGCAAAACAACAAAAAAAACAAAAAAGAAAAATCAATTAAAAGTTTTTATTAGTAATTAAAACTTATTTCCGTTTATTTCATAAAATAAATTTTCACATTTTTTAATTTTGCGTTTATGAAGAAATGGTTTGATATTCAAAACAAAGCAAAAGACACCGCCGATATTTATATTTATTCGGAAGTTGGTGGTTATGACGTCAATGCCAAATCGTTTATTGACGAATTAAAAGAAATCAAAGATAAAAATATAAACGTTCATATTAATTCATTGGGCGGTTCGGTTTTTGACGGTCTTGCAATTTACAACGCATTGAAAAATCATGCGCATAATGTAACAACGAAAGTTGAAGGAATTTGCGCGTCAATTTCGTCGGTTATC